AAAGGCAAGTCCATGTTTCCAAGACTTTTGTGTTTTTTAATAAAGTGGAAGCCCATGAATTTCAACCATTTAATGTGTATATCGTTTTTAGCGTAAACCATGTTACCCAGTAAAGGGTATTTTTCATGTAAAATAGGAATCCAATTCCTACATTGACGCAAAAATTCCCTGTGAAGCTCTACTATTCGGTTTGTCCCCATCATCCAGACGGCCCCGAAATACTCGTTGCAGGGGGTTATACCAAAAATAGCAACCGGAGTCCCATCTTTCAAAGTAATCGTCCAACTGTCGGGATTTGACAGTTCAATGCCTTTTTTCAGGACATCCGCAGGGTCTTCTCCTTCGTCATGGAAGCTGTGCATTTCGATAAGGTCAGCTTTCCGGAGTCGAGTCGAAATAAACTCCGCATCTTCCTCTGTAGCACTGCGAATTATGCCTGTTCGGTATTCAAGAATCACGAATATTAAACTCTTTGAGCACGAGCTACGTAAAAACCTTCCCAATCGGCTGTCATTAACCCACTTGGGAACGGAGAATCGTTTACAATTTGAATACTTAGTCCTTCGTTTTTGCTCATTATTGGAAAGCGAAAACTTCCGTCTTGAAGGACAAGAGAGCTAATAACACTTCCCCCTGTTCCTATTTTTGCTCCTGTATAGGAATAAGTGTATGTGTTGCGGTATTCAGGAACGACTTCGACACGGAAATACAGGGTTTTATTAAATGTGATCAATCCTGTTTTAAGCTGTAGTCTTCCGTCGTTAACTGAAACTCGGCTATTTCCGTTACCACCAACACGAAGTAGGGGTTTTGAGAATTTGTAGATAAGGCTGTAATTTATACCGATCCACAGAGGAACCCCTATGACGTTTCCTTTAATCACTACTGTAGAGGATGTTTGCGATACTTTAGGATACACGCGACCAGCAGTTGTGTTTAAAGCCGTAACCGCTCTGCTAGTCACTTGAACAGAGTCATTGGCTCCGATTGTGTAGGGCAGAGTGATAGTGGTTTGGTCGATGACTGAATTATACGACAGTGTTAGTCCTGCTTCAGTAATCTTCCTGTCCAAGTAAATTGTAAAATCTGAATTAGGGTCGGTGTATCCTGATTCAATGTGTATTTTTTCAAGAAACACACCATCTGTTCTGCTAACTAGCAGATAAAGGATGCTGTCAATAAACTCCATACCGAGTAAAGTTGCGGAAGAGTCTATTGTCCATTTAGACCAAGAAGATTGAAGTTTTTCATCCCCAGTAAAAAAGTATTTGTAAATATAGATGGTGTTTTTTTCCACATCTCCCATAAATGCTGCAATTTGCTCGTTACTGGAAGCTGTCATGTAGGAAATGTTCCCCTTTATGTAAGAAGGAATGGGGGCAGATATATCTATACCGTTAAACTCTAAAGTGTCTTGTGTAACAAAATACTCCATAACACCCGAATAAGCTCCTCGACTGAATGGAAAGAAAATGTTTTTGCCTACAACAAGCGGCTTGCCGTCCTTCAAGGTGTTAAATTCTGTTGTCTGCTGAAGAGTTGCTGTTTTCGGTGTCAGGATATCCTGAGAAGATAGGTAAAACTGAGCTTGGTCGGCAAAAAGAACCAGACGTTCTGAAAACGGAACAGCGTGTCTGAGAACTGAAACTCTAGAATGGCTGCTGGCTACATCAATTGGGTCAGAATCCAAGAGTGATGTGGTATCGGTTCGGAAGAAATTAAAGAATTCCGAAGTCTCTGACAGAATAACATTTTCATCTGACAGGAAGCCTAGCCTGTTTCGGAAAAAACAAATGTCGTTAATTGTGTTTCCGACAAAACTTGGTTCTGGGTTACTAATTTCTGTTCCTACTTTTCTTTGTCCCCAAGTAGGTAAGGTGTAAGTTTCAGTGCCAACAACAATGCTTTGTCCGGCACAAGAGCTTAAAGCAAATTGTCCGTTTGCCAACCTAACCAAAACGTGAGGCATCGTATCTGCATTGATTTTAAAAGGTTCGGAAGGAGTCTGTGTTTCTTTCCAGTAGCCTGTGCCGATTCCTGTCCCATTTGCGGCAACAAACTCAACCCAGTATCCGCTCTTGTCATCGTCTGAATAATCCGTGATACGGACTTTCTGGCCGTGGATTGCAGTCAAAGGCAAATCTGTTTCAGTCTTTGCTTCTTTAAATGCAGCAACAAGTGCTGTGCTGTTAAAGTTACTTCCAGTGCTGTCTGCGATATCCAAAGTAAAATCAGCAGGAAGGGTGGCTTTCTTTTTGATGTGTATGGATGAGTTGGAGACAGCACTAATGTCAAAATTCGTGTTAATTGTTGCGTTAGCAACCAAAGCAGCGCGAAGACCAGCAGCAATAGTCGTTGTCTTTCCGTTTGCTGCCGTTGCGCTATCTCCGCTAGTGAAGTTTATTTGAGTTCCATTTAGAGTAATCCGGTAATCAGAAGAAAACCCTCCTCTAGCTACCGTAACTACAGCCTGAATTGTGGCCGCTGGGGTCACATCAGCAGACATTGCCACGGTTTTTTTGTTGTTAAGAATAAACGTGTAATCCGCAACAGTAAGTGCTCTGTAGTCCTGTTTGGGGGATGTTGAGTTGAAATATGAAGGGATTGAAGTCCCTAGGACGTTTACTATTTTTTCGTTGCCCTGTAGATCGAACACACGGACACTTGTTCCATTTACAGTGAAAACATACTGCTCAGTGGGGTCACGGTTAATGAAATGAACAAACGCATTGGAAATAGAAGAGGGGATTATTTTTTTGATGTTTACAGTAGGGTTTCTTTTGACCAACCCCTCGACAACTGAACTCATCCCATTAATTTGTTCGTCAGCTTGAGTTGCAAACTTCAACGCATCAGCTTGCTGACTGACACCGTTGATCAGGTTTGGGATGTTAGTGGATACTAAAGACATTATCTGTCCAGAACACGCGCTACATCGTAGTTGTCAAAAACGCTATAATCGCCTGTATCAGCTTCGTATTCTCTTAACGCAGCAAAAGCAGAAGCCTCGTCAATAGCAAGCTGATTGGATAGGGGTTCACTTCCTACCACTTTTGTTTGAAACACTCTAGTAGCTTTGGTTGTAATGTAGGTTTTGAAAGGCTGTGGAAGGAAGTCCCAATCCATGAGACGGACAACATCTGCTTCCAAATCGTAATCAAACTCAAAAGTGTGCTTTTTGTTGTCGTATAGGAAAAGACCTCGCTGAACAGGGTCAATATCAGGATACTGGTATTTGCTGACATCAACTCGGACGATATCTTGGGAAAGAGGAATCCATTTGTTAGTATTACGAGCCAATGGAAAATGAAGCTCTGTGTTGTAGTGCCAACCTATGCTTTGAATTTGTCTGCTGATTTCATCCAGCGTTTGTTCAGCAACGTCTGCATCTACCGTAGTAGCCCCCCCTAGTTGATTTATAGGAGCCTCGCCAACAGAAGCCAGCATCCAATTAACAGCGTCTAGTTTTGATGTAACGAAAAGTGCCATACTCAGGATGCTAAGTAAATTATCTCATTTGTCCAAGTAAATATTTGGGTGGGAGGGTTCAGGCATGAAGAAGGTAAAATGAGCTAAACCCTTCTTACTGAGAGCCAAAACCCTCCCCCAAATGTGTCAGAAGCTTACGAACGCTTGATGACCACGACCGTTTCCGGACGCAGAGCACCGTGGCCCATCGCATACTTCGCAACCATCAAAGTGCCTTGATGGGTAAGCTGGTATTCCGACTCAACAGCGAGGTCGAGCAGTTTAACAGTTCCCACAGCAGCTTTGTGGCTGACCACAGCAACCGTGTTGGTGAAATCACCCTCATAGTTGGTGTTGGTTCCAGACTCCTGCGAACCAGTATTCGTGGTAGGCAAGTTGTTGGACTTGTAGATGCGAACACCGCCGATAACCGCAATGCGGCCATCCGTGTAGGAGCCAGCAGGGGTAGGCTTATCAGGTGCAGCAAGCTCTTGGATAAGAGCGTAATACTGGGCGGGCTTAACCACGACAAAACGGCCCTCGGAAGGGACATTCTTTTCGTCAAGGATTTGAGCAGCCTCGTAGATAGCAGCAGCCAGATTAGCACCGAGCGTAACCGAAGTGCCCTTGTTCAGGACGGTTCCGGTTCCACTGCCAGTGAACACTTCAGGAGCACTCGCCGCTTTGATGAGGACTTTCAGCACGGTCTGGTCGAACTTAATCGCCAGCGCACGGCCAAGCTCCGTCGAGTAGATGGAACGCACATCATAGTGGTTCATCGCCTCGTCGATACGAGCAACGAAAGTCGAAGCAAGCAGGAGGTTATCAATGGTGATGACCCGCTCGCCATGCTTGATAGCGGACAGGTAGGAGTTACCAGCGTCGAGAATCGACTGACCAGCAACGTGATACTTCGCGGAGGCGATCCCCGTCACCGGAAACTGCGCGCTCTTACCGTTGGAAATAGTGCGAACCGTGTGCAACGGAGTCATGATGTTCTCAGTCGTGAAAGTCGTGAGAACCTCACCCGCAAACTTCTTCAGGAACAGAGCATAAGCGTCACCAGTAGCGTTGATCTGGCCCAAACGTGAAGGAAGGGTATCAGAATTAGCCATAGTAATTATGTCTTTCTAATTTAGTTTTTTGTGTGTTTTAGGTTATCCGAATAATCACGTTGAGATTTCACATAGGGTTGTTCCTCGCAAGGAGCCACACTGCTAAATCTAACGATTTCTTCAGGTTGGAAAGCTTTTATCGAATTTATAAATAGCTGTCAACAGCTTTTTTACAACACATCCGAAATTTCTAGTCTCTTTTCTACATCTCTACGGTAAGCAGGATCACTAGCATACCGTGTATCGGCCATTGCTGCGACAACTTCGGCAGTGCTCCGGAAAGGAGAAACCGAACCAGACATGGATTGCGATCCACCAATCAGTTTAGGAGCTTTTCCGTTTTGGGCAACATACTGTGCCCACAATCCCTTTGCAGCAAGACGGACACTACTAAGTTCGTTTCCTGAAACGATATCGTCGTAAGCGTCCACTTCCTCTTTGGAGAGGTTGTTAGCGGCCCATTCCACCATTTCTTTGTAGTTACGTTCCCCCCCAACAGTGTTATAAATTTCGTTTACTTGGCGATCCTGAACAGCTTCGACCCCTTCAATGTAGCGATTAACAAAGTCTTTAGGAATTCCCATCGACTCTAGCTCGTTGAACGATTCGGGAGAAAGTTCTCCTTTTTCTGCCCATTCTTCAGAGTATTTTGAAAAATCGTGGGCTTTAATCCGATCAACATCGGCGTTTTCACGGAGAGTATCAGCTTCTTCTTTAGAGATTTCGATAATCTCAGGAGTTTCCTTATTTTGAGTTTCCTGCCGGAACTCTTGATTTTCTTCCCTAGGATTGCTCAATTTTTTCTCAAGCTCTGAATAAGCTTTAGCCAAGTCTTCGGCTGATTTGAATTTTTCCGGAAGCCACTCTGGGCGGGATGCTAGGTCTTCTTCTGGTTTTGTCCTAGCCGTAGGAACCCCCATTTGATCCACTACCTCAATTTCTGGGATCGAGACTTCGGGATTTTGATTTTCAACAACAGGAGCGTCTGCTCCAGATTCAGGTGATTTAATTTCGATTGAATTAGCCATTTGTAGTTTAGGTTTAGGTTTAGGTTAAATTACCCCTTCTTAGCGGAAGGAGGAGTAAAATTTGCAAAATTAGTAGGCTGTCCCATCATAAGGCTTGTAGCAGCAGCAGCAGTTTCCGGTGTGGAACTAGCAACTTGAGCAGCAGCTTTGATGGCATCCGGAGCCATTTCTTGCATCATCTGGGCTTGTTGGGCTTGCTGGGCCGCTTGAGCTTCGGCATCCAATTCCTCTTGGGATTTGATAAGACCGTCAGAATCAATACCAAGAGCAGCAGCGCGGCGTGATAGATATTCCATAGGATTAAGATATCGCAAGGCTTCCGGCCCTAGAGCTTGCTGAATACCAGCCAAAAATTGATCCAACTTTACCAAATCATTTCCTCGGCCAAGTGCTTCAACACCAGTGACAATCATGGGCTTAACCACTTCTTTAGGAAGTTTTGGCATCCGCTTTTGTTTGGTCATCCGATCCATGATCCGACGAACCAACGGAAGCTGAAATTCCTGACTCAGGATGGAGTAAGCCCCGCCGAGAGTAGTTTCCAATTCCTGAGCCATAAAGCGAATTTCCTCCGCAGTTACACGCTCGGCGTTGCGCTGAACTGCACTATTGAGGAGAAACGCGAAAGACAGGCGAACTTGAATGTCCTGAATAAGCTGATTGACAATCTGTAGGTCAGCACGTTTTTCGACTTGAAGAGCCGTGACATCAGTAGCCACGCCGCTAATAAATCCACCGTTAGGAGCTTCGGCCAGAGCCTTGATACGTGTAGTTCCTGTCGGGTTGACCATAAAGACAACTTTACTGGCAGCAGCCGTGGCTTCCACAACAGCACGAGATAGGGCTTCAAGGGAGCGCAAGTCACCTAGGTATTCCTCCACGAACCCGCGCCCATAATCCTCGCCGTCGATTCGATTAAACCGGAGAGCGAGCCAAGGCATTTTGTCTTCAGGGTAGTATCCTTTGGATTCGGGAACTTCCATTCCGTTAAGTTCTTGGCAAATTTCGTATCCATCTCCTTCTTCCTCTAGGTAGATTTTGGTATACAAATCGACATACTCTTTATTCACACCTACTTGGGGATCAGCCAAAAGAGCTTTGACGTTATCGGGAAGGTTAAACGGACTGACACGCTCTTTAACAACAATGTGGGTGACTTTTCCGGATGGGTCACGCTTGACAACATACGAATCCATCCTAAAAACCCTGATCCCTCCGTTATCCGGCGTGTGAACCAACACGTTTCCGGCGACAATTAGATGCCTAAGAGCTTCGTATGCTCCTACCCGCAAAGCGGAAGTCTCTACTTCCTGCATTGCCATTCTTTCAATTTTTGACAACGCTTTATCCATCTCAGTTTTGAGTTTATCTGCCTCTTCGCCAGCTTCTTTAGCCAAAACAAAGGGATCAATGACCAGACGGAAAAAAGGACTGTTCGGGGGGAACAGAGCCAGCAGTAATTTAGAAGCAAGATTGTTTACGCCACGAGCACCAATAGACTGAAAGGGCGTGTCGTATTTTGTATGCTCTCCGTATCCAGCAGGGGGAACGAGCATAGGAATAGTTATTTTAGAAGAATCTCTGGCACGATCCAGAAAGATAGCCCTGTGCTCTTCTAGACGAGAGTAAAGAGAAGCAGCGGTTCCTCGTTGTTCTTGGGATTCGCTAAGCTCTGTCGGAATTGAGACTGTTTTAAATGAATCGTTTGGCACAGGATGTTTGGTTAGTTATTTCGGTAATTTTTCAGTTTATTTCAAAAGTGTCAAGCTTGAGTAGCAAGAATTCGATGTTCTACCCCATTTAGCCAAATTCTCAAATACTTGGCTGTTCCTGTGGGGGCTGAAAGAGTTGTCAAGTTACCCATAGCTGTCCCCCCTGTTCCTCCTATGGAAATAGTCCCATCCGCATTCCCGCTTACGGCTCCTGCACCAAGAACAATACAATTATTTCTACCAACTGCGTCCACAGAAGCGGTATCTCCAACTAAGGTGTTGTTTCCTCCGGTTGTTAAAGTGTTCCCAGCCGCAAAACCAACTGCCGTGTTTCCGGCTCCGGAAATATTAGCACTTAATGCACTGGAGCCTATTGCCGTATTTTCAGCACCCGAAGTATTTACACTAAGCGCACTGGAGCCTATTGCCGTGTTTTCGGTTCCTGTCAATGATGCGGAAGCTAAAGCCGAGTCGTTGACAAAAGTATTATTAGTTCCTGAACGTGTGTGTCTGTTGGGAGCTATTTCAACAAAAGTCGCTCCATTAAATAAGTAGGCTTTTGACGTATCTAGTGCTAAATACAGTTTTTGATTCCTGCTTGTTCCGCTAATAGGAAGAGAAGCTTGACTTGATACAAACCCGAAGGGAGCTATCTGAACACGTTGCTGGTCAACAGTTTCTAGATTCAAGAATTGTCTACCGTTTAGGGACAGTTCAGCGATATTGTTAACTGAAACTACAAAATCCCACTGACCACCTTGATACTCTAATACAAGTTGTTTTTGAACGTAACCACCGTTGTTAGTATTTCCGGTTACTCCCATAATAGTATACCACTGCCAAGTAGGAGGGCCACTTGTTCCAACAAATCTCCAATCTTGGATATAAATTGAACAATCAGGATTGTAAGGAACGTAAGGAATATTTATTACAATTCTATCTCCGTTAATACATCCAGAGTTAGGTAACCTAAGATAAAAAGAAAAAGTCTGCCAATTTATATTAAAGCTATAGCCTTTGTTTCTACCCGAAGCTATGTAAAAAATATTACCAGTTCCCGTTCCTGCTGTTACGTTGAATAACTGATCTGTTCTCTCCGCTTTCAAAGCCCCGACTTCTTCAGAAGTAAGTGCCCTGTTCACCCACAAAGTATTGGTTGCGTTTCGGGCAAGTGCTTGTCCTGTAGCAGGATTAGAAATAAAAACATCATGTAGTTCTTCTAACTCTTGTCCGTTTTGAGTTTTAACAAAAATACTACCACCACCGCTGCTATTTCCCTTCACCACAACTCCCAAAAACACTCCATGACGAGGCTGAGTCGGTCTGGTAGCCTGAAAATCACCATTAGTCCCCAACCAAAGTAAGGTTCCATCGGGGAATCCGGAAGTATTCACGTTACCCAAAACACCTTCAGTAACTACAAATCCGGAAGCACCATCAGCTATGTTTTCGGCAGTTAAACCGAATGTTCTGGCAGAGGTTAAATCACTAAGGTTGTCTGCTAAACGAACTGTAGTTCTTTGCCCTTGCGACCCATATAGGTATACCGCTTTTCCTTTTGATATTGCTGTTCCAGAATTGTTGTAAACAATGTGCTGAATAGGATCATCTACCAGAAAAACGGTTCCATCTCTGTCAGGAATAGAAAGAGTTGTAGTTGAGCCGGATGTTACTCCCGATACGTCCAACTTAACTTTTTTTGTTGGGTCTGTATTATTGTAAACTTCCCAGTTAGAGTCAGAATTAATTTCAGGAAACGCTCCTAAATATGACCAATCATTTACGTTTCCGTTGTTAGCTACACGGATATAAAGACCCGCTGGTTTGTAGTTACTGGTTCCTACTGCGTAATCGGATTTGACAAGATAAATGCTATCAAGCGGGGGATTGGGGGGAACAGTTACAGTAACAGGGAGATTGGTGCTGTTCTCTACTACACCATTAATGTAGCTAGAGCCTCCTCCGAATCCTCCTCCTCCGAATCCAATAATAGGCATAATTAATCTGTGCCTTTGTAGGCTATTACTTTTCCGTAGTGCAAGTCGATAGCCCTGATATCTCCGAAAATAATAAAACCAGCCGGAAACTCATAAGCTGCTACTTGGTTTTCACTGATAAAACTGGCTGTTTCTCCGTCAAATTTACTGTCCAAAGTGGAAAATTTTGTTGGAACGATGCACTGAACAGCAGACCAGTTTCCTTCAAAACGCGAAGTGGAAGTTATGAAAGTAGCTCCATACTCTCCCAGAGCCTTAGCCCATGCGTTGAGACTCATAGAGGAGTTACGTTAATTCCTGTTGTGGCCTCGGATACGTTTGGATAAGGGTTAATACGCAAACTGGCGCGGCCAGTAGAGTTTCGGTTTAGAAGAAGGCTTTCAGCTTTTTTAGCAGCATCAGCAGTCTTCATTTCAGACTGTTCTTGTCTTAACTGAGCGTCTGCCCTTTCTTGCTCAAGCCTTTCCGCTTCAAGCTGTTGCTCGTTCCTAGCTTCCTCAAACCTACGTTTTTGCTCGGCTTCCATCCGGCGACTTTCTTCCATTTGCTGTCTATACATCGCCTCCTGACGCTCAGCAGCTTGTTGCTGTGCGGCCATTTGAGCCTTAATTGCGGCACTTTGGTTATTGCCGAACATACACATAGGATTAAGCAGTGATGCGGATTCCAGAGCCTCCTTCGTAAGAAGAGCCTCCAGTGCCTAGGTTAATACGGAGATTAGCGCGACCTTGTTTTTTGGTTTTAAATGTCCTGACCATTTTATCCCGATCTTTTTGTTCGGAACGGCTAATTTCTGTTTCAGCGGATTCTCTAGAAGCTTGCTCCATTTGATCCAGAGATCGTTTTTGGGCTTCAGATTCGTTTCGGGTTCTACGAGCAGCTAGTTCGGCTTCCGCTCGTGCGGCTGCTGCTTTTCGGGCAGCTTCGGCGGCGCGTGCTTCAGCAGCCCTGCGTTCCGCTTCAGCTTGTGCTGCTGCGTTGTTATTAGATGACGAGCGATTACCGCCGCCACCACCAGAAAAAAACTGCTGAATTGGTTTAAAAATGTTTCCGATTCCCCATCCCATAATATTAAGTAAGGTTAGTTGTTAGATTGTTGAGTTGTTGATTGTGTTTTGAGGCTTTAGTATGAATTTGTCAATTGTAAATTCACATAGAAATACTGATCCCAGAAGAGCCTTCGTATGAAGAAGACCCACTGTTCCCTGTATTAACTTTGATACGCAAGGCTGCTCTACCGCGCCGACGAGTCTGGAAAGTTCGGATCATTTGCTCTTTTTCCTTCTGGTCGTATGTCCTGTTTAGGGTTTCCAGCGACCTAGCTTGGTTGCCTTGTAAGGCAATTTCATTCCTTCGCCGCCCTTCTTCGTTTCTTCGCTGTGTTTCAGCAAGAGTAGCTGCTGCTTTAGCTTCGTTTGCTCTTTGGGTCGCTTGCTGGGCAGCTTTTCTAGCGGCTTGCTCTTCTTCAGCTTTTCTGATTTGCGCCCAATTAGCGTTTCCGTCAAGTCCTACAGCCCTAGCAGCAGCTAGTTTATTTTGATAACCGGGACTTTTGGGTGATGAAGGAGCCATAGATTAAATAGTGGAATTATTTAGGATGTTTTGATTCTGAAGTCTATACTTGTCAATCAGAAAATTAACAAGGCTTCTTTTCCCCGCATTCCACCAGACCGCTCGTTTTGAATCCGAAAGAGAGGGGTGCTGTTCTGGAACGATTTCGTCCAGTGCCTCAATAAGGTCTTTAGGTATTAGAGGAAAATTCTCAGATTGCATAATCACCGATCACGATACACAGCGGCTTTCATTTTAGCAAGAGCGAATAGACCCCTGATTATTGATCTTTCCATGTGGTCTATACCGTCTTCTCCGTCTACGGACGTAGGTTCATCGCCTTCCCAGCGCATTGAAGCTGTAATAGCGTGCCTAGCAGCCCTGTCAGAATGATGCCTAATTGTCTCTTTGTTATACCAGATATGCTCTCCGTGCTTAGCTTTCCCACCACGCATAACTCGGTCTATGCACTCACAAATGAGGTCTTTTAGCTCCTCCGGTTCCGGAGCACGGTTTTCATCCATCCAGCAACTAACAGAGTAATTTATTTCTTTGGAGTCCATACGTTTATTTTTTTGGTCTTTTTGTTGTAGTCCCCAAAACGGAGAATTCTGGACACTTGAGCATGGACGATAGCATCCAACTCGGTAAGCCCATTTTTGACGTAGGTATTTTTAACAATTTCCCACATTTCGTCAAACGATTCCGCAAAACCCAGAAGAGCTTCGGCTTTTTTGGGGCCGACAGTTGGACACCCTTTGTATCCATCCACGGCATCACCCATAAGGGCTTGCATCATCCAGAAGCGGTCTGCCTCAAGAGGGCTTTGCTCAACAATGCCTAGATCGGGCTTGTCGGGGTTGTAGAACTTACACGGAATAGTTTTGTAGTCTTTGTCGATACCAACAATGATTATCTCAGAATCTCTACGGAGGTTTTCCGTGGAGTTGATCCCGATCACATCATCAGCTTCAAGCCTAGGGTAAATAAGAGCTTTGTGTTTGAAGATAAGGTGCTCCCTTATGTCTCCAAGGCACAGAGGGCGGCGTGTTTTTTTCCGGTGCTCTTTATATGTTGGCAGGATTTCTTGCCGGAAGTTATTGTGATCGGACAAACAGATAACTGCTTCATCTGCTTGTAGGTCTTCGATGAAGTTTGCAATGCGGTTCTCCACCGCAGCAATAACTTCTTTGGAGTAAGCGTGAAGAGTCCAGAACCCATCACCCCAATCAATAGGCTGCTCAGCTAAGATACTCTGCTGGTAAGCCAGTGTGTCGCCGTCGATTAACAATACTCGTTTAGTGCTCATTATGATCCTTTCGTTTTGCTTGTCTCAGTTTTAGGTTTAGCTCGTAAAGTTGAATAATTGTTTCAGCTTGGTCTTTTTTCTCAATCAAATAATCGAGAATGGAATTTAAAACATCAATGGCTTTCTGTCCGTAATAGCGGAGATAATAAACAGATTTTCCGCTTTTAATTTTAGACCTCTGTTTAATCACTGTTCCACCAAAAATGCTTGAAATGAGTTTCATTGGGTGCGGGTTACAGGATTTAACACCCACTTCTGGAGAGTAGCCGTGCCATCTAAAACACCCTTCTCCGTCAAGGTAACCAGCAATGTAAGCTTTTTCGGTTTCTTTCATATTAGTGTGTCTCTGCCCAGTTGTTTCCGATTCGGAACTCTCCGTCCAGAGGACAACGGAAATTAAAGTAAACTCCAGACTCTCTGATTGCTTCCACAGAAGCTTTGCCGATAGCCTCAGCGTGCTCTTCTTTGACTTCTATCTGCCATTCGTCGTGGATGTTAGCCACAAACTTCCAATCAAACTTCCCATAGTGGCCTCTCCATAACAAAGAAGCTGCCTTCTTCATAACCAGTGCTCCAGCGGACTGAAGAAGAGTGTTTAAAGCGGCGTGCTGCGAGCGGATTGGTAGCTGGCGACCATCCAGACCGATAAGCCATCCTCGGCTACTGGCCTTTTCAACAGCTTCTTTTAAATACTTGAGAGCAGGAGTTTTCTTGAGGAAGTTTTCACGTAGCTGCCTACCAACATCCTGTCCCTTACCGACGATGCTTCCGATCTTCGCATCACCCGCTCCGTAAAGAAACGCATAAATAAAGGTCTTGGCATTGTCTCGTGTAGGGAGTCCAGCAGCCATCTGGTTTGCGGTGTGAATATCACCCTCAAGAAGCTCCTTTGCATAAGCCCCATTGTCCCAGCGTGCCATGTAGTGAGCGAGACAACGTAGCTCCAATCCGGAAGCGTCACAGCCTACCATCTTATATCCACGAGGAACCGTGAACAACTCTCGGCACTCCGTTCCGTAAGCTGCTCTCACAGCAGGGACTTGAGCAATATTAGGCTTACTGTGTGTGCAACGTCCGGTAACGGCTCCGTTGGTATTTACTCGTCCGTGAATCCGTCCGCTTCGTTCCAGCTTAATCCACGCCTCTTTACCCTCTGCAAGTTGTCCAATACGCTTTTGAATCGTAAGATACTCAAGTAAAGGAGCAGCTTCAGGGAAGTCCAACTGAGAAAGAACCGATTCATCCATTTTGGGTCTGCCGTCAGGAGTAAACTCTTTAGGCTCCCATCCGTATTTCTCTGAAAACCTCTGCGCGATTTCATCGCGGCTTCCGCAATTGAAAGGTATCTCTTTCCGGTGAGGCTCCCCATCTTTGATCAAGGCGAGAGCATCTTTTTGGGTCATGGTTTGATCTTTTGCCCATGCCTTAGCATACGCAGTAGCCTCTCCCTTGGAAGCAAACACTTTGTCAAAGAACGTGTAATGACGCTTTTTCATTATCTCTACTTTAGGTTCAAAAATAGTTTGAAGCTTTTGCTCAATATCAATCCTCTTCTTCGCAAGCGTTGCGTAAAGAGCGTTGGCTTTTTTGACATCAAACAAAATGCCGTTCTTTTCCTGACCGTAAATTAAAGTGGCAAAATCATGCTCAAGTTCCACGGCTCTTGGATCAGGTTTGTGCTCTTGGATCATCTGCCACAACCGTCGAGTGACCATGACATCTTGAACGCAGTAATCTTCCATTTCCTGCGACCAGTGCTCAAAACTGTTTTTTTCTTTGAAGTCACCCTTGTAGATACCAAGACGGTATCCCCAAGCTTTTAGGGAGTGCGATCCGATAAGGTTTTTCGGGAACGCTGAATCTTTGTTAACACGATGGAAGTCACGCTCCTTCATGTCGGCAAACATGAACCTAGTATAGATCAGTGAATCCCTTACGGTCTTGGGGGTGAATGCTGGGTATAGTTTTTGCAAAACCGGAACGTCAAAGCCTATCGCATTGTGTCCAACTATAACATCGGCTTCCTCAAGAAGCTTGAGTCCTTGCTCAATGTTTTTGCTCTGAGAATTAAACCGGAAAAGCTGATCTGTAGCGGGTTCGTATGCAACCAAGCAATGCAGCTTTGTCGCTTTCTCAACCAGATGATCCGTTTCGGTGTCGAAAAGTAGGGTTCTCATAGCTCGTAATATTCCGGATACTTCAGGTTCAGTTCAAGCTGTTCTTCGCTTTCCCTGTCTTTAATTTTATTGATGAGCTTCTTTTTGTTTTTTGACTTTCCTGACTTCGGAATGTCTTTCAGAAAAGAAAATTTCGTTTGTTTGGGTTGTTTTTTCATGGGAAGTGTGTCGGGTGTCTCAGCTTTTATGCGATTACGAGACAGGAGATGAAAACTAACCAGCGGAACAACAACGAAACGCCGCCGCAATCCCTTGTTCCCGACAAAGTTTAAAAATCTTGTTTTTTGACCTCCATTTGTTCTGGTATTTCCGGCTCAGTGTGAACCTCACGTAGCCTACCTTCCTCCGGATTGTAGCCGAGACTACACGCAAGTCCAGTCTCTCCGCTAAAACGATTTTTTAAGACACGAACTCGTGTAACGTGTTTATTCTGTTCATCTTGCTGGTTTCTTTCCAGCCCCAGAACCATGTCACTTAGCTGGGCAATTCCAGCGGAACCGCGCAGTTGTGAT